TAAAGCTTCTTTACTTTGCCCTAACACGGCAGGTGCCTGCGGGTTATGATAACGAAACTGGAGAACAGTTGTTTTCTGGCCCAGAGATTATGATTGTCACCCCCTATCAGTCCCAGATTCTTAACATCTTTGATGAGATGGAGAAGCTGTTAAAGCGCAATCGGGACCTGATGAAGAGACTGACCACAAGTAGTGGTGGAAGCCTGTATGTAAAGACTCCGTTTTTCCACATGGATTTTGATAACGGTGCCATCATCAAGGGCTTTGTTTCTGGCGTTGGAACCAAGGTCGATGGTAGTGGTGGCGGTACCATGCGTGGACAGAACGCTACAATCATCTACCTGGATGAAATGGATATGATTCCTGACGAGGTGCTGGACAAGGTTGTTATGCCTATCTTGCTTACCGACCAGGAAGGCGATGTGGTGCTGGTGGCCACAAGTACACCTATTGGAAAGCGCGCCCGATTTTACAGTTGGTGTTTTCCGCCTGAAACCCTGGTAGAGACACCATATGGCTGGACGGATATCAAAGGGCTGGCTGAGCCGACTGCTGCATTGCCAGTGTTGACTGGCAATGGCGAGATCGCCCACACAGAAGAAGGAATGGTTCGTAATTACGACGGAGAGATGATAAGCATCTCTCCGTTCTATCGCCCTGTTGTAAGTGCTACCAGTAATCATCCTGTGTATACTCGACGAGGATGGGTTCAAGCTCATGAACTGACTCTAGATGATGAACTTTTTATTCCCGTTCCAAAATTACAGTCAGAGCAACTCACGTTCGACAGCCTCAAGCTTCGTATGTGCGATCAGGATAAAACGCAATTCGCGCACGATGCTCTTAAAGCTGATTCTATTACGGGTTTTTCTAAACTAAAGAATATTCCGCGAAGAACGCTGTCCTCTTATATTGCCAAATATCGTAAGTATGGATTTGTTGCAGATCAGCGTCGAATAGCAGGCTTCTTGTCAGCGAAGGAGTTTATGCAGCAATGGCATGACGAGTTCAACGATGTTGATGCTCAGGTTTTAGGCTTATATTTAGCAGAAGGTTCGGTTGTTCGTTCTGTCAAAAATAATTATGTTTCTGGAATCAAATGGACTTTTCATGCTAGCGAATCAGAGTTAATTGATATAGTTTCTAGCTGGTGTACCCGTTGGAACTTACCTTATGTTATCAATGATCGCTCCGACCTAGATACGACTAGGGAAGTCATAGTCTACAAATCATGGCTCGGCTATGTATTCGGAGCCGAAATAGGAATCTCTCACGACAAGCAGATTCCAGGTTGGTTCGATCCTATCTTTACCGAATCTTTACTTAAGGGGTTGCTGCAAGGCGACGGCGGAGTGGGCGATTATGTCGATTGGACGATCACGCTTACCGCTCAAAATGTGTTGCTGCGCTTAGATCAGCTACTGCGTGCTAATGGAATTCTTGTCAGTTTATCGTCATTAGATAGACCTGGTAAGAAACCTTGCAAGGCCCTACACAGTATAGCTCAGCGTTATTGCCAGCAGGTACCTGGTGGATGGTGGACCAAGGTTCGCAAGTTAAGTAGCAGTGATTATGTGGGTCATGTATACAATCTAGAGGTACCTAGTGCACATGATTATTCAGTTGGCTTCAAGGTTCACAATTGTCTGGAGGACCCTACCTTTAAGGAGGATCACCTGCCGTCGACAGTGCTACCTCAATGGGATAAGATAAAGGGCATGCTTGAAGGCGAGGGAACGCAAGAAAGTTTCCGAGCCGAGTATATGGCTGAGTTCATTGAAGGTGGACACGGGGTGTTCAAACCCAGCGCTGTTTTCCAGGCTAGGGCTGATTACCGGTATAACGAAATGTACAATAACGGCAACTGGTGGCGGGGGCGAGGTGTTCTTGAGCGCAAGAACATCATTTACGCGATTGGCATCGACTGGAATAAAAATGCTGGCACCGAGTTCGTTGTTGTTGCCTGCGATCCCACAGGTAGTACAAATGACATCTTTGGAACCAAAGATGGTGGTTACAGGTATTGGGTAGTAGAAGCTATCAACATCGCTGCTGGCAAATTTAGCGCGGACCAGTGGAAGCGTGAGGTAATTCGACTCAATCACAAATGGCAGCCACATTACATCTACGCAGACGAAGGCTATGGACACACCATCATCGAGGACCTAAAGTTACTTAGTATTCGCTTTAGAGGTCGAGCCTCTGACCCAATGCAGGTTAGTACCAGTAAGTTGGCTGACAGGTTAAAGAGCTTTAACTTCAGTAGCAATGTCGAAATGCGTAGTCCGGTAGATGGCCAGAAGATGAAGAAGGCTGGTAAGGCTTTCTTGGTTGAAAACGCTGTTAGACAGTTCGAGGATGGGCGAGTTTGGTTCAGCCTGTACGACGAGCAGCTCAAGAAAGAGCTTCTTAACTACGTGGTGCTGCGCCGTAGCCCCACAACCAACAAGCCGGTATATGGTGCTGAAAGCCCCACTATCGGCGACCATAGGCTAGATGCCTTCATGTTGGCGCTAGCTGGTATTCAGCTCGAAGAAGGTATTTACGTCAATGGTCGAGCGGTTGGCCAGGGTGCGCCCGCACATATTTCCGAACAAGAGCTTAAGAACCGGGCTGGCAGGAATCGCGACCCGCTGGGAATCAGGGGGCTGTTTAATCAGTTGAGTAAAACCGGTGCTGGCAACAGTAAGATAGAATCGATACTGCCAAGAAGATTTGGGGAAAGCCAGGATGAGGCCATTAGGCGAGCTGCTCTCGACGCAAAAGATGATTCGGCTCGTGTTAAACACCGATCTCGGGGTATGATGAAGCAAGACCTTAGTGTCTACGAATACTATGATGAACGTGCTGGCATACCGGCTAAACTTTATGAAACAGATGAAGAACACAGTTGGCAACCGGGCTCAGCGCCACATGTTGTAAACCCTAGAGGACGTCGCGGACCGAAAGCCCGACGTATTAAACGGAGATAGTAATGCCAGGCGTAAAAAATATACTTGATAACACCTGGGGCGGTGCAGCTGTATGGGCTGGTAAATCTGCCCCTGCACTACCGCCGCTACCTGCGCTACCAACACGGGGACCGCTGATACCCAAGGGTGATATTAACGACGTGCTGCCTATCAAAAGGCCGCCACTCGCAGGTGGCGGCCCACGACCAGAATCTATTCCTCATAAGCCTAGCAGGATACAACAGTCAGTCCAGGCTTTTCACCAGGGAGGCTCCGTAGCTCCTGCTGTAGCTGCTGCAGCTGCTGCTCCTCCAAGCCTAACGCGTGGCTTATCAACGCCAGGTCGCGGCATGGGCTTGGTTGGTGCTGGAATACTTGGCGGCATGGGCGGGTACACAATGGGCAACCAAGATCTTAGTAGCTTTGCCGCCGGTGCCAGTTTTGGACTTGGTGCTGGTGCGTTAGCTAGACCCATGGCTAGGAATGCCCTTGGCAGATCTGCTATGGTACTCAGGCGCAATGCCCAATCTGTTCGATCTAACAATCCTAGCGCTGGCAGGCAACTCAATGCCGCAGCCGAGCGTGCTGCTCAAGCGCGTCGGGCTATGAATACTCAAGATGGTCGCTATCTTATGCATGCGGGTGGAAGCCTACTTGCCGGTGGCGCGTTCGGTAGTATGTTTATGAGCGGAAATCGTAAAAATCACCGCCGGGGCTTCAACCAGAGTCGTGGCAACACGTTTTGAGGTAGTAAATGGGATTAGCCCTGTATGATGAATCAGAAGTACTCATGCCTATGGACGCACTAGAGGTTGTGATTAACAAGCTGCGTACGTACCACAATGGACGAAATGGTGGCGCCTACGAAGTGTTACTGCATCTACGCAATGACGATCCAGCTGTTTACTACCATGGTCTTTCTGTCGGATATGATGCTGATGCAGGCATAGATAGTGGTCCGCTTGGAAACACCGGTTGGAGTATTAAGTTCAGCCAAGGAAGTAGGCAGCCAACTGAGGCTGAATGGGATCAGGTAATTAGTGGTGCGAGTTTGGCAATGGCAGATATTGGTGCTACAGGTACTCCTGATACAAGTACTTATCACCCATTCTGGGTTCGTGTATATGCGCCGGGTGAAACCGCCGCACAACTACGCAGCGGTCAGAAGATAGAAGTAGATTACCTAGAGGACGTAGTGTGATATGGCTGATCCAAAAATCCCTGTCAAGAAATTATATCGCCCAGATTACGAACCAGTAGATCCCGACCTTAATCGCTCTACCGGCAAGCCTTCTAAGACCGGTGTACCCCGACAGACTTTTGAGGAAGCTAGGGGCGCTGCGGAGCAGGAGTTAAGGCGACTAAAACGTATTCGACTAGACGGCGGCAAGGCCAATCAGCCCAAAACAGTTAATCCTCAAGGCAGTAGATTGCGTCCCAGCCTTACCTTCGAGGAGGCTGTTGTTGTCGAGGCTAGAAAAGACGAGCTTATCGCTCGTATTCGTGAGACGCGAAGTAAGGTAGCGGCAACCCGATCCACTATAGATGAGCTTCTTCGAGGTGACGGAACAGCATTGAGTTTCGATATTGATATCGAGCGGTTACCTCAGGTAAAAAGAGCTATAAAGAAAGCTTTTGGTATCAACAACCCTACCACAATCAGTTATCCGATGTATAAGGCGGCGCTGGCTGCGCGCCGCGAGCTAGAACAGAGGGAAGCTGATGATTACACTTCAGGTAATTGGGGCGAGGAAGAGGAGGAGTAATGGGTTTTTTAACCGAAGCCGCACGAGATGAAGATCCGAATGATCCTGATAAGGGTGCGGAGGAAATGTACATGGAAATCTTTGCCAAAATTGCAAGAGACTTTGTACATCGTGAAGACTTGAAACTTATTTTGCTGGAGTTGCTAGTGGAGCTGGGTTTAGAAGGCAATGTTCCTACAGAGAACGACACGGCGGCAAGAGAGCGTGCCAAGGAATACCGCTCTATGCTCGATCAGGGTAAGCAGGGTAACGAAATCTATCCGGACCTAATTCCGGCTAGCGAAGGTGTTGAGGAAGATGGCAGCTGAATTCGAAATTAATTGGGAAGACCCACAGCTATGGCAGCACCTTGGTGTTATCATCGGGCGCTTCGAAAAAGCTGCTTTGAAAAGTGAGTCCCGCGATGGACTCACTGCTATTGCTCGGGGACCGCTAGAAGCTACAGATATGCTTTTGGAAGGTGCCGAGAGCATGCTTACGTCTGACACGTGGGGTAGTACCAAGGGCCTCGCTGCACCAGAAGAGCAACCGGATGAAAATGGGCGCTATGAAGCCAACAGGGTAAAAGAGACAGTCGCTGAATCTAATAACCAGGTGACTAATGCTGATGGGGATGTTGTAGCCGCAGGCTCGGCAGTCGGTGTTGTTTCTGCAGGTGTTGAGCGCCCAGAGCAATCAGAGTCTGATGTTATTGGTACCGTACCCAAGCCAAGTGTTCAGGTGGGCTTTGACATAAATGCCGATGCGGATTTTGCAGCTATTTTTCCGGATGGTGAAGTTGGCAATAGGGTTGCAGAAGAGATTATGAATTGTGCTGGCATGGGAGCTGACGTTTGTAAGCCCCAAATTAAATTCAAGTGGCAGATGCAGCCGATTGATCTGCTTGGCCCACTAGGCGATCTGGTAGATAGCTTGAACAACAGTATAGATGGTTTGAATTCTCAACTGGACCCGTTTAGCCTATGGCAGAACTTTTGTGAAATTGGAGAAGAGTTTAAGCCCTGGTGTTTGCCTGACCTGATCATGATGCTAATGGCTCTGAAGGTTGCGCTTCGGAAGTACCTGTCTTTTCAACTTGAGATTGCTTTAGACTGGACGGTAATCCTGGCTCCGCTACTAAAGATTATTACTGAAATTATCAGCGGGCTAGTAAGTGCAATTGTTGCTGTCATGGTCTCCCCAATCGAATGTGCCATGTCTGCAGTGGCTTCGGTTGCCACTGCACAAAGAGAGCTAAACGCTGCTCTTGCTGCCGCTGCAGCAGTTGGTCAAAGAATTGGCGACACCGCTCAACAGACTGGCACTACCGTAGCCAGTGTTTTTGATGGTGAGCCAGGTATGGTTTACGAACCAGTTGACGGGGAAGAAGCTAATATCGGTGTAACTGAAAAAAGTGTTGAGCAGGGGTTGAAGAATCCGCAAGCTGGTAGAAAAGCTATTGTCGGAGGGCAAAGCACCTCGTCTGAATTGCCGCCGCCACCGCCTAAAAAGGTAGCAACCGGTATAGATTTTAGTAGTATTCGAGGCATGCAGGATTCGTTTCAAAACCAAGAGTTTATTAACGGGCATTGGAGCGACCAGGTGTTGGCCGCACTACAGGACGCAAGGCTTTGGATTACCGATCTTGACGATAAGCTCCAACAGGCGCTATCCAACCTCAATATATTAGTTAGCGGTGCTTTCAGTATTACAATTGGTAATATCGGAATCCTTCTTTTAATTAAGGATCTTATTGGTTTGGTTTCTACTATGATTTCAATGCTAGCTAAGCTTTCACCTGGTGAGCGAAAAGCAAATTTCTGTGATATCGTAGAGGCCAATCCAGATATCTTGAGGGCTGGTATCCAGCGTACAGCCGGAAGAGCTGCTTTCAATCTTGAGCTAGATGCTCTTGGCAAAGAAGGAAGACTTACTAATGAATTGGTTGCCCTTTACAAGGGCCCAGAGCGTGTTGGTACAATCAATTGTACTAATCAACTTGAGGGGACTCCTCAGGGTGAGCTGATCAAGCGTTGGATTAGTGAACTTGGAGGCACTACATGAATCCAGAGATACTATTTAGTATGGTACAGGCTATGCCTTCTCATGACGCACAGCGGGCCGCTCGTCAAATGCGGCCTGCTGGTATGAAACGTGTGACGGATAAGACTCTGCATTTTAGCGGTCGCCATCGCGGACAGTGGTTTAAGCCGGATTTTAATCTTCGTGAGATACACATCGCACGTAAGACGGACGGTTTCATATTCAAGTCTACCCAAAAGAAAGTTAATCGTGTCATGGTGGCTGGTTGGGAGATAGTCGGGAATAATCCCGAGCCACGAGACTACGTGGTAAGGCGCCTGTTGGAAATGGCATGGGCAAGTCAGACTGTGCTAGATCAAGTTGTGGAACAAACGTTTACCCAGCTGTTTTCAATCAGCAACTGTGCGTGGATCAAAAAGCGAAGTGTTGATCTTAGTAGCGGCAGTATCAGGCGCCAGTTTGATCGCGAGTTAGAACCCGTTGCTGCTTACTTTATTGTTGATTTTGATACGCTAGAGCTTAAAACCAAACGTAATGGTGAACCCAAGAAGTGGCGACAGATTGATCATGTCACTGGCGAAACAAAAGAGTTCTTCCCTCACGATGTAGTTCATTTCCGTACAAATCAGGATCCAGGCTACAGTATTGGCTTTCCAGAATTACATCCTGCTCTTGATGACATTGCGTTGTTGCGCCGTATCGAAGAGAACGTAGAAGATCTTATTGACGCCAACTTGTTTCCGGTGTTCCACTATAAGGTGGGCAGTGATACGTTTCCTGAAACATGGGGACCTGATGGGCGGAAAGAAACTGACATTGTCAAAAACACCATTGAGTACATGCCAGCTGGCGGTATCTACGTAAGCGATCACAGGCATGAGATTGAGGCGGTGGGTAGTGAGGGCCGGGCTTTGCGTATTGAATCCTATCTTTCGTATTTCAAAAGTCGCGCACTTGCCTCCCTTGGTACGACCGCGATTGACATGGGCGAGGGCGATACTGCAAATCGCAGTACCGCCAGTACCCTAAGTAAGGGTACCCTTGGTGACGTTGAAGCTATGACAAAGGTTTTTAAGCGATACTTTGATTTCTTCATCATTAATGAGTTGCTGCTAGAAGGTGGTTTCGATCCTCTCGATCCAGAGAACAAAGTTGAGATCAAGTTTGGAGTAATCGATAAGGAAGAGCGCCGCGCGGATGAGAACCAGGAGATTCAATTTTGGTTAAATAATATCCATACCATTGATGAGGTTAGAAAGAACTTAGGCGATGAACCCTTTGTTGACGAGATGAGCGAGCGTACGTTCTTTAGTATGTATCAAGAGCAACTTGAACTAGTCAAAGCTGGTGGACCTGGTAGTGCTGCACATGAAGCATTAGCAGAACATCCTGGATCTAGTATCACACCTCAGGGCGTGGCAAAAGAAAAGCAGTTTGCAGAAAAGCAAGAGAAGCTTCGTAAGCAGGCTGGTCCGCAGGGACGTCCGGCAACTAAGAAGAGTGGAACGGTAGCAAATCGCTCACGCCCCGCGAACCAACATGGAAAAAGGGCTAGTGCGAAAACTACAAGAGATATAGTGTTTATGGATGGCTGTACATACAGTATAACTTGTGATACGGATATCGAAGCTGCTACACTTGATGCGTGGAAAGCCAAGGTGCATTCTCGCTGGGAGATGGTTGCTGACCACGGTGTTGGTCTAGAAGCCGTCATCTATAACCTGTTACCACAGTTGGAGAATACATGATTCGTATCAACGACATTTATCGCATTCAGCCCGACAAACGATTTGCTAGCCTGTCAGCTGCTGGCCGTGTTCGCCTAATGGATTCGGTTCTAAATGTAGAGGATGCTGCCACGCGTGGACTAGAAGTTACTTTCAACCTGACTAACGCAGGTCGACGTATTAACAATCGTATTTATATGCCGCGCGGCCAGGCTGCCGGCGCGGCTAATGCAATTGGGAAACCAATTATCAAGAACCATGATTCTAGAGATGTAGATAATATCGTAGGTCGATTTACTGATGTGCGATTCAATGTCCTAGATCATGTAGCCATGACCTTTTTCGATAATGCTGACGACTTTATGAGCGTCAAACGCGCATTCGACTCCGATGATCCTGAGCGCATCTACAAGGTGCTTCGCAAGTACAACCTGCTTACCAATGATAATTGGCAGGGGCTTAGCGAACTAGAGGCTGTTGCTCGAATTGCTGATGAGGAAGCTATTGAGAAATTTCTCAATGGTACCTACCTCGATTTTAGCGCTGGGGCCACTACTGATCGCTGGGTATGCACATGTTGCATGCAGGATTGGGCTCAAGATGGGCCGTGCGATCACCGTCCTGGCAGTATTGTAGATGGTGATCTTGCCTTAGGAGTACTTGGGAGTTACGATATCGAAGAAGGTTCGATCGTATTTAAGGGAGCTAACGCTTTCAGTAAAGTACGTAGCCTACAATTAATTGATAGCGAAGGTTCAGAAGTTGCGGTTCCAAAGAGTTGGGACAGTTTCTCGGATAGCGCTATTTACGTAACCGATGCACATATTAACGATGGAGTTCTAATGGGAGCCAAATCAACAACGGGGGAGGCGGGCGCACAAGCATTTGATGTTAGTGCACTGGCTGATGCCCTCGTACCGCTTCTTATCGAGAAGCTGAATACAGAGCTGCCACCCGCTGTTACGGACACCGAAGTTGTTAAATCAACTGATGTCGAGGACACGAATGAAGCAGTGCAACCTGAAAACCAGCCAGTCGTAGACGAAGCGGATACCAAGGTGAAAACCGAGGTAGTTGA